GGTCAGGGCGTCGACCTGCTTGGTGAGGTCGGCAACCTTGGCATTGAGCACGTCGAAATCGCCAGCGTCCGGGCCTTCATCGGCTTGGGCGTCCGACTTCTTGCCGAGGTCGGGCACCTTGCCGACGATGGTGTCCGGGTCGATCTCGACCGTCTGGCCCGGATCCACCCAGACGGTGCCCGCCTTGGTGTTGATGCCGCGCGTGCCGAGGGCGTAGTTCGTGAACTTCTTCATGGCTCAGACTCCGTCGACGAAGGTGATGGCCTTCGGGATGCGGTTCTCGTAGCCGCCGATGTTCATCAGGCCGGGCACTTCCCAGGAGAACGGGCCCTTCTGCCATGCCTGGAACAGCTGGTGGCCGCCGCCGGGCAGGTGGAACATGTGAACCTCGCGGGTATTCGAGTACGCGACGATGCGCTTCGTGCCACCAGCGCCGGCCGTTTCGAGGTGGCGCGACTTCTTGATGGTCAGGCCCGAGACAACCGAGTTCTCCTGCAGGTAGCGCAGGAGCGACATGCCGGTGTCGGTGACGCGGCGCGAGGCCATCGAGTTGTAGACCGAGGTCGGGACCGCGAGGGTATCGGCCTGGTAGGTCTCGCCCGTGTTGGTTTCGACCGAGGTCAGCGCATCGTTGATAACGGCGATAGCCTGGTCCGGCGTGCCGGTGATCAGCGAGTTCGCGGCGGTGACCGTGGTGGCCAGCGGGTTGTTGATGAAGCCCGTGGTGAACTTCAGGCCGTCGCCGCGCATGGCCGTCTTGTGGATGAAGCGCTCGGCGGTCTTCACCGAGGCGTCTGCCTTCTCGGCCAGGACGTTCACGCCCAGCTGCTGGCCACGCTCCAGGTCCATGCGGTTCCACTTGTAGCCGATACCGGCCATGTGGTTTTCCTGGAGGAACTGCGTCCGGCTGACGTCGGCATAGGGCATGTCATCCGCCGCCACGTCGAACCATTCCGGCTTGCCCGCGATGTCGCCCGAGTAGAACAGCGAGCCTGCCGACCAGATCGTGCCGGTGGTGTCGACCGGCATGAACTCGGCGTAGTCCGCAAGCGGGTACTTCACCATGTAGACGCCCTGCTCGACGCGCAGGAGCTGCGGCGCGAGGAAGGCGAGGCTCTGCTGGGCGTCGTTCAGATCGACGCCGCGGATACCGTCCACGAAGCTGACGCCGGGGCATTCGGGATTTGCATCCAGATATGCCACGGCCGCCATGACGGAATCGAAAATCATCTTGGTCATGTCTGTCCCCCTCAGCGGCGCACAATGCGCACGGGCGCGCCGCTCGCCGCCGTGTCGTCGAATTCCCAACCGGCCGCGGCGGTGTTGCCGGTTGACACGTTGGTGATGGCGCCTGCGCTGGTCACGTAGACGGGCTGGCGCGGCGTCACGGCCACGCTGGCGAGCACCCAGATCTTGCCGCGGTTCTTGATGCGGAGGTTGTCCTTCGCGACGAAGGTGTCCGCAGCGCGATCGGCGGTGACCGGAAGCGTCTTGTTGGCGATGGTGAAGCCCAGGAGGTTCGCGCTCGGGGTCGTCACGGCGCCGCGATCAGCGGTGCCCTGATAGACCGCCTTGCCGAAGCCGACAGTGCCGGATTCCAGGGTGCGGGTGATGATGTTCGAAAGCTCGCCGTCGGCTTCCATGCCGGGGTAGCCGACCGGGATGTCCTCGACGAAGCTGCTCTGAAGAACTGCCATGGTGGTTACTCCTTACGCGGCCGCGTTGCGGTGGGCGTTCTGCTTGTCGGCGAGCCAGGCGGCGCGGGCCGACTGGATGGCGGCGGCGCTGTCACCGAGCACCTTCGGGGCGCCAAGCGGCTGCACGCCTTCCGAGGCGGGCTTCGCGTCCTTGGTCAGGACGGTGAAAGCGCCCTCGATCGCGGCGTCAGCCATGTCCTTGGCGGCATCACCCAGCTTGGCGGTGACGGCTTCCTTGCGGATCTCCGCATCGGTCTTGCCGTCGGTGACGATGTTCGGCGCGATGGCCTTGGCCTTGCCGATCACGTCGGCGCGCGCATCGGCGAGTGCCTGAAGCTTGGCCGGGGTGACCTCGGCGTCTGCGAGCTTGGCGTTCAGGGCGGCAATCTCGCCGTCCTTGGCCTGAATGGAGGTGGTGGCGGTCGCCAGATCGGCGGTGAGCGTGCCCACCTTGGTCTGTGCGTCCGCAAGCGAGGTGTTCAGGGCGCCGACCGCGAGGGCAACAGCCGCGCCGTCGCTCAGGTCAACGTCCTTGGCGTCGCCGATCGTGATCTTCATCTTCGGTTTCTCCGGTGGAGTGGTGCGCTCATCGATGATGCGCAGGCTCGAACCGCCCCGAGCTACGGGGACGGCGGCGAGGTGGTTGTAGCGAAAGTTCTTCGCCACGAAGTCGTAGGGCTGGCCGTTGTGCTCGCCTGCATCGGCGACCATTTCGGCGGTGTAGCCGAGGCTGAACTCGCGGTGATCGGACTGCACCTGCTCAATGGCGGTGGCGTCCATGATCTTGATCGGCACGCGGATAAATTTGCCGTCGCTCGTGGCGACTTCGCGTATTTCGTCGCCCACGTCGCCCACGGCCAGCTGCTTCCAGTTGGTGGACTGGACCGGCGTCGAGGGGTGCTTGATGGTGACGGGGCGATGCGCGAGGCTCGCCATGGAATCGCGGTGGAAGACCTCGGAGGCCGGGCGGAAGACGCGGACGATCTCGTTCGGATCGCGGTCGGTCAGTTCCAGTTCGGCGGCACGGTAATCCTGGATGTTGTCGGCGCGCGCGACCAGCGCATCAGCGACGAAGTACCCGTCCTTGGTGATGCGGGCTGATCCAGCAATTTGTGCGCGGTCGAAAAGCATGCCCCGCACGGTATTCGCGCGCGAGGCATGGTTTTACCGCCGTCGGGGCGGGTTTATCGTGCGGGTTGGGCGATCTCGTATTTCACGCACTTCGCCTTCGGTGCGTCGACTTCAGCTTTCAGCGCTTCACAAGCCTGCTGCGAGCCGATGTTGTCGATGACGCTCCACCCGCCATTCATCGTGAAGTTGAAAATCAGAACCCAAGCGTATGCGGCCATCACCCTTCCTCCAGTGCTGCGTCGATCATGGCACGGTAGATAACACCTGCGGCATAATCGCCCGCACTGACATTCACGTCCTCGCCGTCAGCCTCGCCAGCGTACTCCCGTTCACCGCCAGCATCAGTCATTGCCCTGCTCGGCTCCCGGATAGCCTGAAGGACGGCGCGGGCGATATCGATGAACTGTTGCTGGTCCATCTCGCCGTTGTCGATGGGGTTGAGCGCAGGCAGGGCGTCCCAGTCTTCGCCGTATTCCTCGGCGGCAGCCCGCGCGGCGCCTTCGAGAGGCGACTTCATGCCTCGAACCCAATCTGTTCCTTGGCGGCCTCGATCTGTTCGCAGGCCTGCCAGTAGAGGATGGGGCTTCCAGCGGTCATACCAGAGAGAACCTTCACTTTCTCGCGCAGGTAGACCTTCGCGAAGCCCGGATCGCGCTCGACAATCGAGCTGCTGTTGCTGATGAGGTCGGCGAGCTTGACCGTCTGCGCTTCCGGCGAGATCGTCGCCAGTCTGGCAGCTTCGGCGGCCTTTCGGGCGGCGCGGTTCCCTTCGTGGCACTGGTCCGTCAGCTCCATCACCAAGACGGCGACGGTCTCGCCGAACTCTCGGGCGATGTCCTCGCGCGTGACTGGCGTGTCCTCGATAGTGTCGTGGAGCAGGGCGGCCGCCAGCATTTCGTCGGTGTGCTCGACCCCTCGCACGATCTCCATCACTTCGATGGGGTGGTTGATGTAGGGTTCGCCGGTGTATTTGCGGGTCTGCCCGATGCTGCCGTGAGCCTCTGCCGCGAACGCAAGGGCGCGTGCGACGAGGGGTGATTGATCGGCCACAGGCGGGCGTGTATCGATTTCGGTAGCCATAATCGTTCCTTCATAACGATGTTGGTCAGGGTCGGCGGTGTTAGCGCACCGCTGGCCCGATCATACCACGCTCCGAATCGGCGCGGAAGCGATCAGTCGTCGAACGTGATCACGCCCTGCGATCGACAACCGCAATAGGGCAGGCGGCCCGGCAGATCCTGTGGCGCGGTCGCATCGGTGTATTCCTTGCCGTCGCGCTCGATGTGCTCCTGCCGCCCGTTCTTCTTGTGGCTCCACCGCCAGCGCCAGGTATCGATGCCCGCCTCGCGCCGCCGCTCTTCCGCAAGCGCGCTGGTCAGCTTGTTGAGCTGGTCGGAGGCGATCCGAGTTGCCCGCTTCCGGCTGATGCCCACGCTGTCCCGGATGGTGTTCGCCACCTCGCGCGCCGGGGTGCGGTTGCGCAGGCCATCGAACACGGCATTGCTGATCTTCTGCCGCGTCACGTCGGACACGTCCTTGACCAAGGCGACGTTCCACTCGATCGAGGTCTCAAGGCTGGCGCGCACGTCACCGGCGCCGATCATGGTTTCGAGATCCACGCCGGTTGCCGAAAGGACAGCGCCTCGCCACTTGCCGCGGAACCACTGCTCCGTTCGAAGCGCCCAGCCCCGCACCTCAGGCGTCAGCAGCAGCACAAGCCGGTTGATCTGCTCGGCGGCGCCGTCGATCTCTGCGCGTACGTCGGCGGGGGCGTCGGTGGTAAGTTCTGCGACCGTCGAGGCATAGGCGGCGATGATGCGCTCGGCGGCGTTGGACCACCCCTGCACCACAGGCAGATAGGCGGACCGGTAGAGGTTCGTCGCAAGCGTTCCCGGAGGATCGATGTCGCGTAGGAGAATTGCCTTTCTGCGCATGCCAGGTTTTTGACGCCGGGCCATGTCGGCAAGATTATACCTCATGGCGGAACGCTGGGTAAGGAATGAACAATTTCTCTTGAGGGCATCCCCTCTTGATGCGGCCACCGATGGTGGATGCCGGGACGCCCGATAATCTAGACGCCTCACTGACGGTCATCAACTCGTCCTTGTAGTGAATGTAGTTGTTTGAGCGTTTGTTACGGTTCTGCTCTTGATCCGTCGCCCACCGGCAATTCGCGGGCTCATAATCTCCATCGTTGTTGATCCGCTCGATAGAGTACTTGCCCGAGGGGCGAGGGCCCATGTCCTCATAGAACGCCTCGAAACTGATCCTCCAACGTTCGCACATTTTGATGCCACGAGCGCCATAGCGCTTGTAATTCTTGCCGTTGACGTTGCAGCATCGCTCAATGATGCCCAGCCACGTTCTGTGCTCACGGCTGTTTGTCATGCCATGAGTTCGGCTTGCTCTGCCATTCAACTTTTGGGTTTCAGCCTTCAGGCATCCGCATGAACGCACAATGCCCTGAGTGAGATTTCGGCCAAGGACTTCGATTGCTGAGCCGCATTCGCACCTACACCAAAAGGCGGCAACGTTTTTTACCTTTGCCCCAGCTGATACAGGCCGGGTTCCAATGAACCCAGCGACCGTCAATCTTCCGAAAACGGAACCAGTATGATCCTTGACGGATCGCGGGATTGGTTGAAAAGCAGGGTCAGCCATGATCGCACCTCTAATGCGTTTTTGGTCAGGCCCGGCTCGGTGTTCCACCACCTTGTCGGGCCGCATGAATCCTAGCATTTCTGCTGAGTCGCGACAAGTTTTTGCGAGGTCGTAGCGGGGCATTTCAGCCCCTCGGGGGTAGAGGCTTGATCGTCACGACCACTTCGAAGTCATCGCCCGTTGGCTTCCCGACCCAGCCAGTCGAGCGTGAACCGTCCCAGCGGACGTCATACGAGCCGTTGATGCCCATCGCCTTCATGGCGGCCTGAATGGCGTCGGAGGCGTTGATGACGGACTTCACTCTTCGGTGACCTTCCGCTTCCAGTCGAGGTCAAGCGGCTCGAACAGCTCTTCGCCGAACTCCAGCGCGCCCGCGTAGGGCTTGATGGCCGTCAGATCGACGCCATCGGGGACCTCATATGACAGGGTAATATGTGGATGATATTCGTCGAAGTCATGGCTGCCGCCCGCCTCCACCATGGAGCGATGACGGCTCTCCAGTTCCCACGAGGCGAACAGAAGGACGACGGCATTCTCGCCGAAGCGCTCGATCGCGCGCGGGCCGCCGGGCTTCACACGGACACGCCCCTCGTCATCCTCGCCCCATGCATTGCCGAGCTTGAGAGGGTCCACGGCGGTCTTCGAATAGAGCACGGTCACGTGAAGGTCGTCGGCCGAGAGGGTGGACTTGAAGCCGTTCTCTTTCGCCCATGCGATCAGAGCTGCGCCGTTCAGCAGCTTGCGCTGGACGTAGAGCGGGCGAGGGGCGGCATCGGCGAAGAACCCGGTCGCGGCATCATTGGCGGCACGGCGGGCTGGCACGGTCGTCCCGCCACCGGCAGATACAGGATCACCTTCCTTTCCGGCTTGGAGGGTGGACGGATCATCGCCCGTCCCGTCATCCTCGGAGGTAAGGCCGAAGCGTTCCGCCTCCGGGATCTTCTTGAGGGCGTCGGCAAGGCCGGGCATATAGCCGCGCTCTTCGATCAGGTTTTGGACCGCGCGCGCCATGGCCTCTTCCGGCACCATGCCGCTGTCGATCAGCTTCGTGATCGCGTCCATGACGAGGCCGAAGGTTTCCGCCTCCTCTTTCTCAGTCGGCTTGCGCAGCGGTGCCCACAGCCACCACACCTTGTCTGGCGCGGCGACGCCTGCTGAGCGGATCAGCACCGGGTCAAGCTGCTCCAGGCAGGGCCGGGTTTCGTTCTCCTGCCCATCGCCGATGGTGTCCCACCACATGCGCTCGTCGCTCTCGCCGGTGGAGTTCATGCCAGCGGGCGAGCGCCCCATGATCTTCGTGAAGGGGATACCGGACACGGCGGCCATGCGCTGGTCGATCGCGTCCATGAAGGCGGGGATGCCGGACCAGTTGATCTGGTAGTCATCGATCTTCTCGCCGGGATCATCAGCGCCGGTGCCGGAGCGGTAAACCGTGGCGTTCAAGGTGCTCTCGGAAGACGCGATCAGGGCGATACGCTCGTTGAGCTGCTGCTTTCCCGACTCGCTGCCCATCATGTCCAGCAGGTCGGGGATGCCGATGCGAAGCAGCTTGGCCTTGCGGATCAGCTCGACGAACCAGGTCTGTGCGTGATCGGAGTTCTGCACGGCACCGAAGACACGCAGCAACTGACTGTCGCCCCAGTAGGCTTCCTCGTCGCTGACGGACGTACCTGCCGGAATCGGATCGCCGCGGAACGGAATGACGCGACTCGGGTGGATCGTCGCCTGCCGGCCGTCGCTGTCGATGCGGAACCGGCGCGGCATCCGGTACGTCGGGGAGGCCAGCTCCTTGTCGAAGTCCTCGGCGGTGATCTCCCAGCGCGAGACGACGTTGACGGCGATGAGGCCGCCCTTCTGGATCGTCTCAGGTTTTAGTTCGCTCGCATGGTCGCCAGCGGTCACGAGGATCAGGGCGCCCCCACCGATCCCACGCAGGACTTCGGCCTGCTTCACCTTGGCGCGCAGGGCGAGGCGCTTCTCTTCCTTCTCGATCAGTTCGATCGTGGGCTTGTCAGCCTGCCAGTCGCGCCACTTCTGGGTGCGGTCGGCGGCGGGCAGGGTGATGACCTTCCGCAGCATGCCGGACGACATGTAGGCAGCGAGCGCCAGCTGATGGGAGAAGATGCCGGGGAGGGCGGTCTCGCAGGCGAGTGAGCCACGGCTGAAAGGGTTCAGGCGTCCAACCGCCTCGATCGCCCCGCGAAGACTGTCGGTAAGAAACGCCATGGCGGGGAGGGTACGGCGCGGGCTTTACCGCCTTTACCGCCCTCAGCCCAACAGGCCCGCCGTCGAATGCCTTCGCTTCTGCAAGGCCACCACCTCGAAGGCGCGGGACGTGCTATCCACCCGGTCATCATGCTTCGCGCTGGGGAAGGCCTCAAGCTCGGTGAACCATGCATCGTTCCACTCGCCCCGGTAGACATCGACGTTGCCTGCCTCGCACTGCGCTGAGAACGGACCGAAGCGGGTGATCTTGTCGCCGGTTTCGGTCGACGATCGCACCGTGTAACCGGACAGCATCAGCGTGAGTGCCTTGACCTGGCTCTTGCCTGCCTGCCCCGGGTCCTGCGGTAGCGAAATGACGGTCTCCTTCCCATCCTGCGAAGCGTTGTTCGAAATGAATGTCTCGACACCGGCGGGCGTAGTCTGGACCGTGTTGTTGTGGACCACGATGTACCGGCCCTCGGGCGTCCGGCCGATCTTCGTCCGGCTCGTTGCGTCGGGGTTCGGGTTCTCGGGCGAAGGCGGGGTTGCGGCAAGGTCATACCCGGCCCCAAACACGGTCCCGGCCGGGATGGCATCGACCACTCGGCACCATGCGCGCTGGAAGTAGAGCCCAGCGGCGGGCCGGATCTTCCAGTTGCCTCCCAGCAGGCGCTCGCGCTCGACCATTGGCAGCGCCAGCAGCGACGCCATGTAACCCGGATCGGCAGCCATCAGCGCCTTGTTGTCGGTCAGCTTGGCCGGGATGAAGGTCAGCGACTTCGGCGGGATCGGCACGCTCTCGCCCGCGTCGTTGAGCATGGTGTACTGTTCGAGCTCGGACGGATCGTCTGCCCAACGCAGGTCTTCGCCTACGCGCACGAACCAACGCAGCTTGCCCGACCGCTCCGGGATCGGGAGGCCGGTGTCCTGGTCGATCCACCATGCGATGAGATCGGCAACCCAGCTATCCGCATCTGGGTTGCAGGTCGCGCGGATGTAGGGCCGGACACCACACATCGAGCGGTTGCGGCTGACCATGTACCAGAACTGGGTAGGCGTGAAGTGTGTCAGCTCGTCGAAGCACAGCAGCGGGATCTGGCTGCCCTGCCAGTTGAAGCGGGTCTTATCGTGCTCCAGATGGGCGAAGCTGACGCTGGCGCCGGTCGGGAACGTCCACGAGAGAGTGTGCTCCTTCGGCTCCGCGTTCAGCAGGGGATAGAGCGTAGTGCTTTCGTCCCATAGGCCGCCCTCGTTGCGGATCTGGACCGTGGAGCGCCGGAAGAACACCGCGCCGAAGCCGGGATTGCTGACATGGCGCAGCGGCTCCATGAGCAGGCCCCACGTCTTCCCGCCGCCGGCGCCGCCGCCGTAAATGACGATATCACCGGACGAAGAGAGAAAATCGGTCTGGGGGCCGGGCTGCGGCTTGATCGTCTCGGCGG